TAATGCAGACTCTTTTGAGTAGACTAACCCTTTTGAAGGTAATGTTATTATTTCACTTAATTCATTCATTTTTATTAATTGTTAATTTTATATAAATATATATAATTTTTAACCATTTTCCAAATTTTATTAAAGTGATTAAATAAGAAAGTTGAAGTTATACGAAGAATCTTGCCTTTCCAACTTTCCAACTATTGCATAATATTAACATAATTAATAATTTTTCTCAAATTTATATGTACCTGAGTTATATATTTTCCATAATTTCATTTTATTTATTATTTCAAATTCAGTCATATTAGGATCATGTCCCATTTTAATTAGGTTTTGTTTACAATAAGTAAATCTATTTTTAACACTTTGTTCTTTTGGATTAAAATATACATATGATAAACTACTTAAACCTAAATTATCGAAATCTAAATTTTCATACATTTTACCTTGGCTATAATCACCATCTGCATAACTAATTAATTTATTAGGATTATAATTATTTTCAAAATATTTTAATAATCGTGATGCCCCTCCAACTACGTTAGTATTTAATAAAGTACAGTAACGAATTAATTCATAATTGTCAATATTTTTAATTTTATTTCCTAAATTAATTCTCAAATTTCCTAAACCCATACAAGCTACTAATTCATTATTATAATATAATCCTATTTTAATTTTAGATGGTGTATAACCCTGAATATGATTGTTATTACAAAATTCTCTATAATTCTTACCTGGTATTTCTCTTATTTCACATTTTCGTGCAAATATGCGATTTGATGTTAAATTCAATTTATTTAATATCATTGATTTGATAATAATTTTTTTGATTGGATTAATCCAATTATATTCCCATATATGAAAAATTTGTATATTTTTAGTTTTAAAATATTCTGATTTTAATTTATGATAATCTTTATCTTTATTCAAGTGTGAATGCCAATATGTTCCATTAAATTCAATACCCAAATTTAAATCTGGAAAATATAAATCAATTTCTTTTCTACCTAATCTATATCTCTCAATTATATTAATATTAGGATTAATTTTTAATATAAAGTCTCTAATTTCTTTTTCATATGAAGATGAATAATCAATATTTTCAAACGAACATTTCTGACACCCTGCACCTTTTAGATGATCATCAGGTCTAATTTCAAAATCTCCATGTTTAGTACATTTTAATATTATTCTAGTTTTATTATTATGATAATTAACTTTAGAATAATCATATAAAGTACCATGAATTTTTTTAACCTTTTCAATAAAATTTTCTGTATTACTATTATTATACCCACATTCATTACAACCATGACCTAATAAATGTAAATTAATTCTTTGTTTAAATATACCGTGATTAGGACATATTATTTCTATTTCATCCATTGTGTTATTTCGTTTTAAAGAATTATATTTATAATAACCTTTATGAATTTTATGAAATCTATTTAATATGTCTTTATCTTTTAATTTAATATTATTATTAGCACATTTTGGACAACCTCTTAATGAAGATAAATGTTCATCTGCTACTATTTCAAATTTACCATGATCTCTACAATTTATTAATAATATATCAGAATTACCATTGTATTGCGTTAAAGAATAATCATATTTATTTGAATGGATAATATTTGCTTTTTTAATAAAAGTTTCTGTATTTATTACTCTAAAATTTAATTGTTCTTTTCTACATTTAGGACATGGTAATACTTTACTTTTAAAAAGTTTATATGGTATAACTTTAAAATCACCATGATTATTACATGTTATAATAATTGGATTATTAACGTTAGAATATTCCATTTTTTCATATGTAAAATTTGGATTATGATAATAATCATTTATTCGTCGTATTAGTTCTTCTTGTGTTTGAGATTTCATCCCTGTTGGTGTAAATTAATGTAATATAAAATTCCTCCTATAAATATACAGGAGGAATTAAGACAATAAAAGTCTTTTAATAATTTAAAATAGCATAATCCATACAAAGCGTAGCTGTAATCATTACAGCATTTTCACCACTAGACCAATCAAAGTTACCAAAATCAGCTGTTTTAACATAAGCTCCTTTAAGTTTCCATTCAGAAACTACATCACCTACAGGTCCTAAAACTGACATAGTGCAATTTTTTTTATAAAAATCACTATAACCATCTCTACCTGTTACAGATTCATGAGCTAAACGAGCCCATTCCATAACTGCTTGAGCTGCTGAAGGAACTATAGGACTATATAATTCTATATTTACATCTTTCCATTTAACTTTACCTTTTACTTTACGGTAAATGTTGATATGGTCTAATGTAATTTCACCTGCATCAAAACCTGGAGCTGTTGCTTTTTTAATTAAATATGCAGGGATTCCATTTATTTCGAAAATAAAACGATTTTCGACTTGTGGTTCATATGCTGTAAAAAATATCTCATTTGTGTCTAATATACGTGGCATTGTGTTTAATTTATATTGTTGAAAATAAATATAAATTTTTTAAATGGTCTAAATTATTTTCGTATATTTATCAATATTAAACATATGAACCAAAAACCATGGGTAGAAAAATAAAACCTAATAAAAATAAAATTATTATATGTAAAAATTGCAATAATGAATTTGAAATTCCAAAATGTAAAGAAAGAACATATTGTAGTCAAAAATGCGCTCAACAATTTACTAAATCAAAAAATAAAGATTGGTTAGATAAAAGAGATATAACTAATTTAGATAAATATGGAGTTAAATCTCCATTAGAATCTAAAGTAATATTACAAACATATAAAAATAATTTTATTAAAAATCATGGTGTAGATAATCCATTTTCATCTAAACAAATTAGAACTAAAATAACTAATGGTTATATTGAAAAATATGGAGTTAAAATCCCATCACAAAATAAAGAAATATCATTAAAAATATCAGAATCATTAAAAGGTAGAGAATATAATAGAGAAAAATTTTCATGGATTAAATGGGATAAAATTCAAATATATTGTGAATTAAATAAATTAAAACCTTTATTTGATAGACAACATATTGAAGATAATAATATTAAAAATCCAAATTCACGTTTTCAATTTCAATGTTTAGAATGTAATTTAGTTACTGATATATCATTACAAAGTGGGTATTTACCTACTTGTTCAAAATGTAGTAAGTATAAAGGTTATTCTATTATTGAAGAAGAAATTATGAGATTAATTCAAACTAATTATAATGGTATTATTATAATGAAGGATAGAAGTATCCTAAAAGGTAGAGAAATAGATATATTTTTACCTCAAATTAATTTAGCAATTGAAGTTAATGGTATATATTGGCATTCAGAAATATGGGGAAAATATAAAAACTATCACTTAAGTAAAACTGAAGATTGTTTAAATAAAGGAATACATTTATTACATATTTTTGATTATGAATGGTTGTATAAAAAGGATATTGTTAAATCAATAATATTAAATAAATTAGGATTAACACCTAATAAAATATTTGCACGTAAATGTGAAATTAAAGAAGTATCTTCTAATGATAAAAAATTATTTCTTAATAATAATCATATGCAAGGTTCATGTGTTTCTAAAATTAATCTTGGATTATATTATAATAATGAATTAGTTAGTATTATGACATTTGGTAAAAATAGATTTAAAAAAGATGACACTATCGAAATGATTCGTTTTTGTAATATTATAAATACTAATGTAATTGGTGGAGCATCTAAATTATTAAAATATTATATTAAAAATTATCAACCTCAAACTATAATAACATTTGCTGATAGACGTTATTCATTAGGAAAAATGTATGATACCTTAGGATTTAATTTAAATTCATTCTCTAAACCTAATTATTTTTATTGGAAAAATTTAAAAATATATAGTAGAATGAATTTTCAAAAACATATGTTAAAAGATAAATTAGATAAATTTGATCCTTTATTATCTGAATATCAGAATATGTTAAATAATGGTTTTAATAGAGTTTGGGATTGTGGTAATTATAAATTTATAATGGAAATAAAAGAACCTAACAATTAAATGTTAGGTTCTAATTTCATAAAATTAAATTTATTTAATCAAAGCTTCCGCCTGTTGGTGTTAATGTAAAGTTAAGAATTATAAACTCAGCTGTTCTAGTTGGTTGAATATATATTTGACCTACTAATTGATTTCTATCAATAACATCTGAAGTATTATTACT